AAGCTTAAACTTTGTTTAACTTTCTATATTTCAACGTGTTACCAAATTTTTCAACGGTGGTGCCGCTCCGCTTGTTGCCTCCACGCCTGGATAGTTGGTTATTTAAACACGTGATCTATAAATACCGTATTAGTTTGCCATTCTCCGCGCTTTTTGAAAACGAAATACCCGCGTATTGTTGCCGTTTCATTCATTCCGTTTGCAAAATCATAAGCGGCTTGTTGGTCCTTTCCGAATTCTTCGTTTATCGTTCCGCTGTTATTGCTCACCCTATAGCGTAGCTTTGCAGGGGCTTTTGTTCTATCTGTAATAATATTCATACTTTCCGTTTTGTGCAATTGCTTGCGGTTAATAATTCGTTATTAATGTCCTGCATACACTTTTCGTGTTAATGGTGTATGATAAATTCGATAGTTGCCAAATGGGTAAGATGTTCTAAAATATTTCTTTACGTTTGCTACATACGCAAAATAAATGTGGTCAATCTTTTTACAACGCACTGTATTGTCCAATGCAGCAAGTGCAACCCGGCAAAATTGTTCTTGTAAATTTGATAGTGTTTTCGTTCTCATATTCGCTTTGATTTAATGTTTTTAAGTTTATAAAACTAGTTCCCGTATATTCATCAAAGACTACGGTTAAGCCGATACGGGATAATTGGTTACTTTTGGTTTTTCCATGTATTGTAGTCATTCGTAGACTCAAAACACATAAAGCCTCCATACACCTTGGCGACATTTGAAGGCGTAAACGGACATTCTTTAATAGCTTGATATCTTGTTTTTACTTCTGCAAAATAAACTCTCATAATCACTTTATTTTATTTGCAATGCTGCGTAGTATCCTCCGATCCATATTAATAACTCTTTCGGGGTGAAATACCCGCTTATACGCTTATTCGGGTAACGTGTTGTTATTTCGCCGTCATCACCATCCGCCAATATTATAGAGTATGTTTGTTTCGACAACCTTGATGGATAGAGGGCGAAACCATTTGCCCTGCAATATGATTGTAATTGCTTTAATGCTTCTTTCTGTGTTAGATTCATATTCTTATGGTGCTGATTTCAACATATATTTTGATAAAAGGATGGATTTACTTTTCTCTATCTCGCTATTGGTGTCAATACCAATCTGCTGGTAGAATCCGACATTACCAGAAAGACATTCATACGCAATTTTCAATGTTCTACGTTCTTCTTTTGTAAAACCTACGCGGAACGTGGAGAAAATAGCCAATGCGGCTTTAAAATCACCGCACCGGAGTAATGAGATTGCTTTATTGGTTTTCGTTTCCATTTCCCCACAACTTTTTAGCAAGCTCATAATTCTTTTGTGCCTCATTAACTGCTTTCTTGGCATAAGTAAGAGTATAAGCATGTTCACGCGGATATTTGCCAGACTTTACACCTTCATGGTATTCTTTCGCTTGTTCCAACTTGTGTTTGTAGAAGTCAATGCTTTCCGGCATTGAGAGATTAATCGTATTGGCTCTTTCTTCCCAATATTTGGCCACTCTTTCATGTTCATTTGCCTTATCAATGAACTCAACGCTTTTACCCATGTTGTTCCAAGCATCATCTATTGCTTTTCTATGCCTTCTTTCGCTATGATGTCCGACCTTGATAGGTTCTCCAAGTGAAAGGAAATCTCTATCCTTATTCGATTTATCAAAGTATTGCTTGCTTTTACGTTCAGACGATGCGGCCCATTCATGTCTGCGTTCTGCCCTTTGTTTCGCCCATTCCTGAACATTAAAACCGTCAGCCCTTACTATAGAGTAATAGTAAAAACCGTCTTTCTCGAAAATCAGATTGAAAACGATGCTTTCGTTTTCTTTGCCATACTTGGTGGTAACTAGAATTTCTTCACCTTTTTTGTGCATCTCTTCGCACTTTGCCAAAAACACGTTTGGCGCAAACTTGTAATATGTGTTCATTGCTCTTATGTATTAAATTGCTAACTTTAATATTTCTATATCTCGAATAAGTCTATTGGCTCTCTGCCTTTCATTACTTGCAAAGTCTTCATTACAGATACTTTCGTAGAATGCCGCATTTTCTTCTGCTTCTTTTAACGACATCTCTTTGCGTTCTATCAAAGACTTTATTGTATCAATATCATTGCTATTAATAATTTCTTCTAAAGCTGTCTTCTTTGTTAATTCGATTGTTGCTTTCATTGCTCTTGTCTTTTAATTGTTAGTAATATTGGTTTCTTTTAAGTATTGTAAAGGTACTCATTATCAATGAATTAGCCAAATATTTACACAATTATTTTAGTCGTAAAGTGCTCATAACCAAAGATTTAACTTTTAGAATAAAACAGCAGACATGATACAGATGATGCATCGGAAATGGTTACTTTGTATAGTTTGCTCATGGATTTTTCTTTTTAAGTATTTCAATACATTCCTTTACTCCATCATCGAAACCCTGTTTATAGCCTCTAGTATATTCCCCTATATTATATACCGTCATTGACAGAAAAAAATAGAAGGATACCTAAAGCCTTATGCCAACCAGGAAGCGAGATGGAAAACGGCTTAAATGTAATTGTGAGATCGCCAACCCATAATAGGGCGATAATACATATGATTGTAAATATAATTGTTTTCATAATCAATATCTTTTTCCGTTCAACTTAGGTCTTAATTCGTTATATCTTTGTTTCTGCTCAATATGCCATAGCAAATCTATGCCAAGATGTTTGGCTAGTGCAAAGATTGAAAATATCATCTCATTTACAATCGTAGAAAGATACTGGTATGGTAAATATGGAATATATCGCTTCCGTGAAACTCAATTTGCTGTACATACAGGCAATATCATCCATATATTCGGAGTTAATATCATTACTAGCAGATTCAAGGCTTATTCCTCGAAATCCTGCAAGGTCAAGCAGGCGTATAACCGCATCACTTAGTTCGTCTGGAAGTGTGTCTTTTACATTTTTTTCAAAGGAACACTTAAATCGCTTTTCTTCTTCCACTAATGCAGGATAGCGATTATAGTCCATTTCAAAACGTGATTTACATTTCTTTCCTAATCTTCCCTTTCTTTCCGCTTCCACAGCTTCCATAAGCTCGGAAATGACAAGACAAAGGCAGTGTTCTTCACTAAGTCTTTTATCGTGGAAACCATGCTCACAAGCTGTCTTATAAGCTATATTCCGTAGTTCGTTCAAATTAATATTTTCCATAATCATATAAGTTTTAATGCTTCCTGTAAACCTGCTTCAAGTGCTTCCTCGTAGGTATTATAACGGATAATAGGCCTGTCAGACAATCCTATCAAGTCATGTCTCGGAATTGTCAGTATATCATACGTCCAATAGTTTTCATACATATAGGATATTTCGATATGCAGGTTCTTGGTTTCACGTAGCCACTTTTGTGCAACGGATTGAGTAGGATGGGAACATACTTTTATTGGTAACTCGCTATTTGTTCTATTAGTACCATATTGTCTACCATCTTCAATATTCATAGCAATCATACATGATTCATTAAACCCTTTCTCTTTCAGCAGTTTAGCAGTTTCTAATGTTACAAGTTCTTCGGTCATAACTATTTCTTGTTTAATTCATTCAACACTTTCTTTACTAATTCATAAAGTGGTAATTGCCAATCCTTCGCAATATCATCTATTTTATCGTCATAATGATTGTCGTAAACATACTGATTAAGTCTATCAATAAATCCATCATCGTCAAGTCCTTCATCGCAATCATCAAACATATCAAGTTCACAGGCTAACTTGGAACATTCACAGTGGGATACCCAGTCATAAACACAACCGTCATAAACATTGGTCTGTCTGTTGTATTTTTCTCCAACGGAAATTACTCCACCGCAAAAATTGCACCTGTGCTCTTTACGAGCGACAGGAGTTTTATCTCTTAACACTTTCATAGTTATTCTCCTTTCTTCTTTTCACATTCTTCACAATGCAGCTTGTAAGCATGAGCAAGCATTCCTAGAGTAACAGGGTCAAAGTGAAAATCCGCTTGTTTCCCTTCTACAACAACAGAAACGCATAATTGACCATCGCAAAAGTCAATATACGCTTCACCACCTCCATCTCCGTTAATGGAAAGTGTTTGTGTCTGTATGCTATTCATTATTCACCTCCTTTAATCTTTTAATTAGTGCATCAGCGCAATTAACCGCATATTTAGCGATTGCATCA